GTAAGCGCTCCATACGGTTTTCAACCTGTTAATCGTCAAGATGGCATGCCATATGCTGGTGCGACTACCCAATACGGTATCAAATCAGTATCAACATCCATTTTTAACGGTGACCTAGTTCTAATCGCCGATGGTGTCGTTAAATCAACAGTAACAACTACTTCAGCTCTATCAGTTGCTAACCAAGCAAACTTGACAGCTGGCGTATTTGTAGGCTGCCAGTACGTAAACACTTTAGGTCAGACAGTTCAGTCACAGTACTACCCAGGTAATGCTGCCGCTTCTAACGCTATCGCTTATGTGGTAGTTGACGAAAACGCTGCTTACAAAGTAGCTGTAACTAACGGTTCTGGCGTAATGTCTTCAACAACAGCTAAAGCTATCGGTGTTAACCTAGCTGTAGACCAAGAAGCTGGTTCTGCAACTACTGGTAACTCAGGTAACGGTGTTGTAGCCCCATCAGTTGGTGCTGGTAACGCTGCTACATTGCCTGTTAAGGTAATCGCAGTTGTTCCTGAAACAGCTATTAACGCAACAAACTTCCGCGAAGTTATTGTTGTATTGACTAACCCTCAGTTGACATCCGCTACTGGCGGCGTTGACTTCGCTTAAGGAGCTACTTAAATGGCTATTTCTCGCGCCCAACTCTTAAAAGAGTTACTACCTGGTTTGAACGCATTGTTCGGATTGGAATATGCACGTTACGGTGAAGAGCACAAAGAAATCTACGAAACAGAGACTTCTGAGCGTTCTTTCGAAGAAGAGACAAAACTTTCAGGCTTCACAGCTGCCCCTGTTAAAAACGAAGGCTCAGCCATCGCTTATGACAACGGTCAAGAAGCTTGGACAGCTCGCTATACACACGAGACTATCGCAATGGGCTTCAGCTTAACTGAAGAAGCTATTGAAGATAACTTGTATGACAGCTTGTCTGGTCGTTACACGAAAGCTTTGGCTCGTTCAATGGCTTACACTAAGCAAGTTAAAGCTGCTAACGTTATCAATAACGGCTTCACAGCTGGTTACACTGGTGGCGACGGCAAGACTTTGTTTGCAACAGACCATCCATTGATCTCTGGTGGCGTAAACAGCAACACACCATCTACACAATCAGACTTGAACGAAACATCATTGGAAAATGCTGTTATTCAAATCGCTGCTTGGACAGATGAGCGTGGTCTTTTGATCGCTGCTAAGCCACGTAAGTTGATCGTTCCACCAGCATTGCAATTCGTTGCAACACGCTTGTTGGAAACTGAACTTCGTGTTGGTACAGCCGATAACGACATCAACGCAATCAAGAACAACGGTTCTATCCCAGAAGGTTACACAGTTAACCACTTCTTGACAGATAGCAACGGTTGGTATTTGACTACTGATGTGCCTAACGGTATGAAGCACTTTGTTCGTACACCTATGGCTACCGGAATGGATGGAGATTTTGACACAGGCAACGTACGCTACAAAGCACGTGAGCGTTACAGCTTTGGCTATTCAGATCCACTAGGTATGTTTGGTTCATCAGGCGCGGCTTAAGTAATATAAGGCTTTGCGTCGAACCTAGACCCCGCTTCGGCGGGGTTTTTTATTTTGTTTGTTTTTTATTTTAAAGTGTGATACATTACCTGTAACTAAGTTCTACAGGAGAAAAAATGAATTACCCAAAAACACGCAAAGAAGCTAAGGCCCAAGGGGCTGAGTATTACTTCACTGGAACGCCATGCAAGCATGGGCACATAGCGTTACGCAAAACCAAAGGTGCTTGTATTGAATGTTTAAAAGCAGAGTGGGAAAAAGGAAACGTTAAACGTGCTGAATATTTTAAAGCGTATAACACGCGAGAAGACGTAAAAAATAGAAAGAACAATTGGTATTTAACGAACCGCGATCAAGTTATTGCTCAAGCCAAAACAAGACCTTATGCAGTAACCAAAGAATACAAACGCGCATGGAAAGAACGAAACTTGATATGGGTACGTGCTGATACAAAAGCTCGTCGGCGTAAACATAGAGAAGCAACGCCAAAATGGCTAACCGCAAAACAAAAATCTGAAATACGCCAGCTCTATCAGACCGCTATAACTATGACCAAAACTACTGGTGAGCAATATGTTGTTGACCATATAGTGCCATTGCGTAGTGACGAAGTATGTGGCTTACATGTGCCTTGGAACTTGCGCGTGATTACGCAAGAAGAAAATTTACAGAAGTCAAACAAATTACTTGCACAATCATAAAAATAGAGTAATATTACTGAAACCGGGTAAACCGGCTTGTTAGATTGCCCCGGCAAACGATATACCGACTAATAAGCCCAACTTGTATATAAGGACTCAAAATGGCTAACACTACATTCCAAGGCCCAGTACGTTCACAAAATGGTTTTCAAACTGTTTCTGTAAATTCAACAACTGGCGCAGTAACTACAACTTCTACTCTTGGTGCAGATTCATCTGTAACTAGCGTAACAATTTCTTCATTTCTAAAATTAACCCCAATTGCTACATCTGCATTACCTACCGCAGCTGCTGGTAACGCTGGTCAAGTTCGTTTGATTAACGACAACGGTTCTGGCAACAATGAGTTCTGTTTGGTAATCAGCACAGGTTCAGCTTGGGTTACTGCAGTTGGCGCAGCGTTAAGCTAATCTAGGAGGCCCTCATGGGTATGCAAACCGATGTAAAAGCTAAATCTTTAGCTGCGTCTGGTTCTATTTATGGCGGCAGAACGCGTGTCAAGGGTATTATTATCAGCCCTGGCGCGTCTGCTGGCAGTGTAGACCTAAAAGACGGTGGCTCAGGTGGCACTACTGTTCTTAGCATTACTACTGTAGCTAACGGCGAAACGTTCAACGCGCTTATTCCAGGCGAAGGTGTTTTGTTTGAAACTAGCGTGTATGCTACGTTATCTAATGCCTCTGTTACGGTGTTTTATGGCTAAGTCGCCCGCTTGGACTCGCAAAGAAGGTAAGAACCCTGAAGGTGGTTTAAACGCCAAAGGCAGGGCTTCTTATAACGCAGCTAACCCTGGTAAGCCTGGACTTAAACGTCCACAGCCAGAGGGTGGCTCACGTCGTGATTCTTTTTGTGCTCGTATGAAGGGTATGAAAAAGAAGCTAACTTCAGCCAAAACAGCGAATGACCCAGACTCACGCATTAACAAGTCTTTACGGGCTTGGAACTGCAAAGAAGGTGGGGCTGTTCGTGGTGGTGGATGCGAAATCCGTGGCAAGACTAAAGGGAAGATGGTCTGATGGAAATGTTTATTTGGAACGCTATTCTAACGGCGTTTTTAGCCTTATTGGGGTTTGTTTTGAAAGATAAAGCTGACGAGATTAAGTCTTTGCGTACGCTTCTTAGCAAGACTCGTGAGGAGCATGCCCGTGATTATGTGACTAAAGCAGAAGTGCACAATGACATCAACCGTGTTTTAGACCGTATCGACCGCTTAGAAAACAAGATTGACCTGTTTATCAGGGAGCAGAAAAGTGCCATCAACTAGTAAAAAACAAGCTAAGTTTATGGCTGCTGCGGCCCACAATCCTAAGTTTGCTAAGAAAGCTGGTATTCCAGTAAGTGTTGCTAAAGAGTTTAACGCCGCCGATAAAGGCAAGAAGTTTGGGTCTAGTAGACCTGACCTTCAAGGTGTTAATAAGAAATCAACTAGCCATGGAAAGATGGCTTTATTTAAAGAAGGTGGTTCTATGAAACATTCAGATATGGCTAAAGACAAACCGATGATGAAGAAAGTGGCTAAAGAAGAAGTTAAAGCCCACGAGAAATCAATGCACGGTATGAAAAAAGGCGGCATGTGCAAAGGCTACGCTAAAGGTGGCGTAACCCGTGCTGATGGCTGCATCACTAAAGGTCACACCAAAGGTAAGATGGTGTAATTATGGAACTCGTTAAAAAACTTTACGAGAACGTAATGGGTACGCCAGAGCAGAATGAAAAAGCCAAGAAAGAAATGGCTGAACAAGATGCTAAATACCCAGACACTACACAAGCTAAAGTAAACCGCATGGTTGAAAAAATTAAACCATCAGAGCCAGTTAAAAAAGCTAAAGGTGGTACAGTTTCTTCAGCTTCTAGACGTGCTGACGGATGCGCAATCCGTGGAAAGACAAGAGCTTAATATGAGAGCTTCTCGTGGTATGGGTGCAGTAAACCCTTCTAAAATGCCTGGTAAAAAAGTTATCAAGCGTAAAGACAACCCTCAAGACGTAGATATGTACGCTGAAGGTGGTAAGGTTAATGCCGCGGGAAACTACACTAAGCCTGAACTGCGTAAGCGTATTGTGTCTCAGGTAAAAGCTGCGGCAACGCATGGTACTGGAGCTGGTCAATGGTCAGCCCGTAAAGCCCAGCTTGTTGCTAAGAAGTACAAAGCTGCTGGTGGTGGGTATAAGTAATGGCATTAGCTAAAAGCCAACGTTCTTTAAAGGCTTGGGGCGACCAGAAATGGACTACCAAGTCTGGTAAGAAGTCATCTGAAACAGGTGAAAGATACTTGCCTGAGAAGGCAATCAAGGCTTTGAGCCCACAGGAATACGCAGCAACTACTAGAGCTAAGCGTGCTGGCAAGGCGGCTGGTAAGCAGTTTGTAGCCCAGCCAAAGAGCATTAAAGCTAAAGTAAAACCGTATAGGAAAGTCAAATGACAACATCTAGCACAACAGCTTTTAATTTAGACCTCAACGATTTAATCGAAGAGGCGTTTGAGCGCTGCGGGCTTGAGCTTCGTTCTGGCTATGATTTCCGTACGGCTAGACGTTCATTGAATCTATTGACTGTAGAGTGGGCAAACCGTGGTATCAACCTATGGACGGTTGAACAGGGCCAAATCACGATGAATACAGGGCAGGCTACATACGCATTGCCTAACGATACGATTGACCTTTTGGACCAAACCATTCGTCAAAACAACGGCACACAGAACCAGATTGACATCAACATCAGTCGTATTTCTGAGCCTACATACATGACCATTCCTAATAAGCTGACCCAAGGTCGCCCTATTCAGGTGTGGATTAACCGCCAATCTGGGCAAACAAATTCTATAGCATCGACGACTTTGAACGGTGCTATTAACGCTGTAGATACAACAATCACCCTAACTTCAACAGTTGGCTTGGCTACATCAGGCTTTATCAAGATTGATAACGAGACGATTGTTTACTCAAACATCAGTGGCAATCAGCTTTTAAACTGCTCTCGTGGTCAGGCAAATACGGTAGCGGCTTCTCATTTGAGTGGGGCGTCGGTATTTACTCAAAACCTACCTTCAATCAACGTTTGGCCTACCCCTAATGCTGGTGGTGGCTACGTGTTTGTGTACTACCGCCTACGCCGTATGCAGGACGCTGGTAATGGTGTTACAGACCAGGACATCCCATTCAGATTTGTACCGTGCATGGTAGCTGGCCTGGCTTACTACATCTCAATGAAAAAGCCTGAAGTGGCTCCTGAGCGTATTGCCATGCTAAAGGCAGATTATGAACAGCAGTTCCAGTTAGCCTCCGAAGAAGACCGTGAAAAAGCACCGATAAGATTCGTCCCAAGGACTATTTTCTATGCCTAATCGTTTTGCTTCTGGTAAGTACGCTATTGCCCAGTGCGATCGCTGTAATTTTAGGTATAAACTACAGCAGCTTAAACGGCTTATCATTAAGACCAAGAATATTAATATTTTAGTTTGCCCGGAATGTTGGGAAGAAGATCAACCCCAACTTTTATTGGGTATGTACCCAGTGGATGACCCGCAAGCGGTTAGAAATCCTAGACCAGACAGTCCTAGTTATTATGTAGGTGGACTAGATGTAAACGGGGACGTGACTGGGGGTAGTAGAGTGATACAGTGGGGGT